GTCCCTGGCACTGCTTCTCGTGTGGACACACGCGTCCGCAGATAGCCGAGTTATTAAAATCAAGACCAGTTCAAATCATATTCACCACTCCAGAAGACTCCTGCACCAAGGCTCGTTGGCTTCGGATTCAGGAATTTCGGATTTACGTAAGCGCACGACAGGCTTTCGCCACCTTTCAACTCATGCCAACCACCGATGTCTGCAAAATGAATTGTCTGTCTATCATTACCATTAATGACTCGCCATTCCTTGCCGTTACCCATTCCCTCGAATACGTAATAGAAATCAGAACTGCAATTAATGACAACCATATCAATCGCCATACCTGAAGCGTCTCCATGACTAGCAAAACCATACAGAGGTATTTTATAGTATCTTCTTCCTGATACCATACCACTTTCGAGTGCAACATAGACCCCAGTATCCTCTGTATTGTCAGCATCCTTGGTGTATATTCTCATGTGTGTGCCGAAAACCCATGCCATTGTCTTTTGTCGATGTCCGAACATGCCTCTGCACCATATATCTGCCGCATAAAAGCGATAACCACGTTTTTTGGCACTATCATATCCTTGATGATACATGTCTCCCGAGAACCACATTCTGCCATCCGAGCCAAACTGTATATTACCAACTACATTTCCGTTACTGTCAACACAATCAAGTGTTTTAAAGCTTCCATGTACTCCTGTAACCGTACCGCTGAATGTTCCATTCTGACACCAAATGCTACCAGTTGAGTCAAGCTTGAAGTTCGGAGTTGTGATGGTAATCTGACCGCCCGAGAAGTTCATGCAATGACCGGTAAGATTTATCTTGTCGGCTTGGATTGTTGCATTGGATACAATATTCCCAACTTCGTCTCTATTAATGAATGTTTTTATCTCAGACTGAACCACCGCCCCGGTTACACTCCTGTAATAGGAGAAGATTGAAGCATAGTTTGATTCCGTCACAAGTCCTGATTTGCTGATGTTGGTAATATTACCACTTGAATCAAAAGAAACCTTACCTGCTAATGCTGAAATACTTTTATTCGTTGCTTGGATTTCTGTAGCGGCATACGATTTCGCAGCAGCTGCCGCATCATTTGCAGCTTTCGCATTATTCACTGCTGTATTTGCGGTACTCTGTGCATTACTAGCTGCTTGAGCGGCATTGCTTGCCGTTCTCTGCGCAGTATCTCCTGCATTCTTAGCATTGGCAATCGCCTTCTCAACAGCGGAACCTCCGCTGCTCAGCACTATGTTGTCAGCTGATATCTTGGCATTGGAAATCATGTTTCCAGCTGCATCCTTCGTAATGAAAGAACTGATTTCACTTTTTACGACACCGCCTTTGTTAGTGAATGCCGTAGAGAAAAGCCCGGCAAATTCTGTAGTCAATACAGCTCCAGCAGATGATTTCAGCTTACCTTTCGAATCGAATCCTCCGGCAGCTACACTCCATCCACTGCTATTTTGCTTAACGGTCGTAATGGTAGAGGAGTAATCACTTCTTATACCGCTGCCAACACCATCTGCATAACTTTTAGCAGATGCAAGATTACTGTTGATACTCTTATTGAGCGTATCTACGTTTACCTGCAGCTGCTCTTGTGTAGCAGCCTTGCCCACTGTCAGTGTGATGGAATCAATATCCTGCTGAATCTGAGTAATGCTAGAAGCATTCGCTTCCACCATTTCCACAGTACTGGTAATTCTGCCAGATAGCAGCTCGATGCTAGATGATACTGTAGTGTTGTTGGCGTAGTCTTGACTACCTACCCACTGCCTGATACCCTCCGCAGTCTGACTGATGGATGAAGAATACTCGCTTGTAACGGTATCGTACTGATTTTTTAGTTTCTTGTCAACCGATGATGTGATGCTGCTCGATGTCTGTAAAATCAGCGATGAGGTATCTTCGCGATTCTTTTTATCCGTCTGATCTACATACTGCCTGATTTCGCCCTTTTCTGCATCAAGTTCAAATCCCAGCTTGGTAGTCTTGCCATTCACCTTATTGATATTCTCACCCAGCAGCTTGATATTCTCGGCGGTCTGCACAATCTGAGTGCTCACAGACTGGCTGAACTCGCTGAGAGGTTCGTCGGTGATGGTAACCAATGCTATATAGCAATCGCCAGAATATCGGATGATGAAATCACCAGAGCCGTTCCATTTACCTTCCATCCTTACCGTCTGCCATTCGCCCGAATAGGCGATGTTTTCAGTCTTGACTGCCAGCTCGTTCAACTTGCCCTCCACAGCCTTGCAGCCCTCGAAGCCATAGGTAAGCTGACCGGCGGTCTTGGCATAGAGGCGTACATTTACGTAGAGTTTATCCTGTACATCTATAGTTGATGCCTCAGTCTGAGACAATCCTGCATCATTCTTCTCACCACTGCCCTTCACATATTCCTTGTGAGTACCAGGCTGCTTAATGATGGCATTCTTCTGTCTGAGACCGCAGTTCTGTATGCGAAGCATCTGTCTGCCGTCGTTCTGCTCCAGCGTAACCTTCTTGTTACCGCTGGTTGTAAGCGTAGAGTTTACCAAAAATGGCATACCATTGGCATCTACCCACAACATAGTCTCCTCGTCTGCATCAATCTCCCAGCCATTAATGATGGTGTTATCTGCATCTGTCACCTGCTCCAGGAATTGCCCATTCTCAAGATAGTTTTTGCCATTGGTCAGCTCATAGCTGGTCTTGGCAAATCGACTTGAAAACATATTCTCAAGAACCTGGAACTTGGTATCCACGCTCTCGCCAGTCCTGCGCAGAATCAGGTCGCCTACTGCATAGAGGTTATTCAGATACTCACCGAATCCCTGCAGTCTGCCGAACCATGGATGCACGATGCCTTCCAGGTTACCTAGTCTGCCCTTCAACGCTCCTTCTGGGTCTGTTTTCAAGCCATAGACTACATCCATGTGAGGCGAAGCTGTACCTACAGTTATAATCTGCATGATACCCTTGCGGTCTGGGTCGCTGAGGTTATCCACTCGCACGAATGTGTCCTTCTTCCTGATGAGAGCTTCAGGAGTTGCTCCCTCTACCGAAGAGGTGAAGTTGGCGAATTTCACCCAGTCCAAACGTTTGTCACCATCTTCGAGGCTTCCGCAGCCTGCATCCGTAACAAGCAGCTCGTAGTTCTTGGTTACATAGTTGTCGTTACTGCTATTTGGCATACCATTGAACTGCTGAACCATAATGATGTCATCCCGACGGAATGGATTATAGAGCTTGCCGTCCTGCGTATCGAGATATACCTTGCCCGATTCCTTGTCAAAGTGATCCACCTCCATCATGCCCGTGAAGACTCTGTTGTCATTCTCTCCGAGCAGCTGTGAGATAATCATTTCATAGACACGTAATGAGCCACGTACGATGACGTTATCAAATTCTCCCGTCCATTTATTCTCCAGCATTCCTGCTGCGTTGGTGATAGGCTTGTTGTAGATTCCCCATCCTTTACCTGTGAGGAAGTCTGATACAAACTGCTTGCTGAAGAGATTGCCGTCGAAGGTGGAATCACCTTTAACGTGCAGCTGCTTGACGGTTGCAGATCCCCACGCCAGCAATTCGTCCACACACAGCTTGTATTTGCCGGTATCATCTTTTCGGGCAATCACAAAACCCTTCTCCTCGTCTTCATTCGCACCATCAGAAGCAATTGTATGGGCGATGATGTTACCATCAGCATCAAACCTGAAATTATTCTCCAATGCCAGTGAGTGGGCGTGGATATTTCCCGAACGGTCGAATAAGAAGTCCTTGCCAATCTTGATGCCTTTCAGGAAGGTGATGAGTCCACGTGCCGTGTCGTCATGGATAGCAGAGAGCTTGTCTTCGTCTGCATTGGCAGCATAATCCAGCAAGGACAGAAAAGCATTACCGATACGTGTAGCCGTATTGGCATGCTTGATTCTCTCGTCGCGTATCGCTTCGAAAGCTTCTCTGAGGTTGTTGATATCGAATTTTTCTGCCATTGTTTTTATTTTTGAGCAAAAATACAAAGATATTTCCCAATATAAAAATACATCATATCTTGCCGAACATCTGCTTGAAGAGGTCGGCCATCAGGCCCTGGTATTCCTCGCCATAGAAATAGCCCTCCATATCGTTCAGCTTCATGATGGATGCATAATACTTCCGGTTGAACCATGGACGCCTCTGTCTGGGTTCGCCCAGATGATGCTGCGCACGGTATTTCGGATCCAGGAACGGGAGATCTCCAGGATTGCCATGGTAATAACCGTTGCCCGTTCCCGCCTCCTGATACAGACCGTAGAGCAGGAACTTGTGGGCGATGACTCTTGATGATCCGCCAAACGAGGTAGCCTGCACGCTGTTGAAGAGAGCACCCGTATGGCGGATGCGGTAGTGCATGATCTTCTCCTTCCAGATCTTCACCATCTCCTCTGCCCATCCACGCTCGTAGGCGTGGATGTCTTCCTGAGATACGGGAGTCTTGATGTTATTCGTTCCATTCTTCATTGTCATATACCAGGTCTAATGGCTCGCTCACGTCGATGTGGAATTCCACGCCAGTGAGCCCGTTGATGAAATATGCACCTATCTCCCGATTGTCCACCTGGTCGCTCAGCAGATAGGTAAAGTCGCTTTCCCACTTCATCTTGTCGATGATGATACGGCTCAGAAACTGTCGGAATATCTTTCTGCAGGTATTGAGCTTTTCCTGCCGGTCGTTCATGTCGTTGAACTTGTATCGCATCAGGATCCACACCGTATAGGTGACAACCTTGCGGAAACTGCCGTCGCCGTTGATGGCCACGTTGCCGTCGTTGGTGTCATCTATGACGATGAAGTTCCTGCCCTTCGACATATTGGCCAGCATTCCCTCGAAAGCCTGTGGTGTAGAGCATGTGGTAGGAATGAAAGCCAGCTCGCAGCATAGCTTATTGCGCTTTGCCAGATCTCTGAAGTAAGAGAAGGCATCGAAGCCTACCTGTACCGATGGGGTATTGATTTCTGTCTTGATCATGATTTATTCAGTTTCTTGTTTAACTCCTCAGCCTCGCGTGCCTTGGCATCCAGTTCGGTGAGTGCCCGCCACACATTGGCTTTCCTGATAGTCTCCTCCTTGGTGATATCCCCGCCCGTGAGTGCCCGGATCTGTGCATTCATCGATGCCTCCATGTCATTTTCTCCTTCGCCTCCTTCAGCTGCAGGCTTGAAGAGATGGGGAAACTTTGTGGAAAAGTTGTGCTTTATCCACATAAACCAGAGGAACACACCCATCAGCTCATAGGTAGAGCACTTGATGTGCGCTGCCTGGTTGCCCTCATTATCCAGATAGAGATATCGTGCCAGTTCCTTCAGCGGCTCATCGCTCGTCTTGTCCGACTGCAGATACTGCTGGAAGTAGTTGTCCGCACAGATGTAATACTCGAACGGGTAATCGTAGAGCTCCAGGTCTGCCGCCTTGTAGAGTCCGATGGAATCGAGCCTGTTTTCAGCCCCGGTATCTTCAAACACGAAGTCGAATGCCTCGCAGAAGCTCTGCACCTGCCACAGCTCCAGGAAGAATCTCACCTTTCCGCCCTTCTCCGTCTTGGTTTCGCAGAGCCAGCCGTCCTTCTTCTCGTTGAGCACCCTGATTCCGGCAAACCGGGCGAAAAGGTAGGTCCTTACGTGCCACTCCTCCCATCCCAGGGTGAGCAGGATGAGCACATAGCGCAGCTGGTCCTGTGTCAGTTCACTCCAGGAGTGGGGAACGTGAAGGTTCAGTGTTCCGTCATCCTGCAAAGAAGAAGGTCGGGTCGTCAGCTTTGTTCTCATACGCTTGCATGTGATTGGCCTTGTAGGCCGGTGAATCCTTGTATTTTGGGAATTTATCGAGGTTCTCCTCTATGAAGTTGGCTGCTGCAGCATAGGCAAGATCCTTGTATCGAGGGTCGGCAGGAGTCTCTTTTGTAGAAATGTGAGCACCGATGAAATGGCACATTTTCACGATGGCGTGCCGATGAAATGGCTCATATTGTGCCTTGCGCTCTTCCTCAAGCAGCTGCTCGATGAGCGAGTCGGAGAACTGCTTGCGCAGCACCAGTTCTGCCATTCCTATCTCGTTGCGGTGGGCTGCCAGGTCGTCGAAGGTGACGAACCCCCGTACACTCGAGTAAGCCCTCAGCGTCAATGGCGACCAGAAGAAAGAGGCGATGTTGTTGCATGCCTGCACCGTCTCGCTCCAGCCTTCCACCGTGCGCAGGCGGTTCAGCACGCCATGCAGCTGCTGGTCCTGCTTGTAGGTCAGCTCCCTGAGCAGGGCATCCACCCTGGCTTGGGATGCAGGCGATATGTTTTCGTTGGAAACGATACCGAAACCGTTGTCGGTCATGATGAGATCGTTGGAACGGAGACGCAGGATGAATGCCTTCAGGATGACGTATGAGCGGACATTGCCCAGTAAGGCGCTGCCTTCTGCACAGGCGGCATCCTCGAAGTCGGAACCGATGACCGTGGCCACGAGGTCGAAATAAACGTTCTCCATCGATGGCAGAGCCTTCGTGAAGACGTCTTCCGTGGCAGCCCCCACGAATGGAAGGAGCTGCTCAAACTGTTCTGCTGTAATGTTAATCATCTGTCTGTGAGTTTGGATTGTTAGACACTTTCTTGGCATCCTTGTTCTCATCAAGGGTGGTGAGCATGATGAGCGGCACATCCGGATAAACCTTCTCCTCCCAGTGGTTGAAGTAGATGATCACCCAGTGAACCGTCTCCATCAGGTCGTGGAATGCCTTCTCTATGCTCTGCTTCAGCGTGAAGAGCTCGCGCTTGTCGGAACCCGAATTGTTGCTCTGACTCTTGCCGGGAGTGGCGCCCACCAGGTTAGGGTGGATGTTGTCGGCATAGCACTGCATGTTGTTGCTCTCGGCGATATCATCGCTGTAGTCGCCTCCGTCCTTCGAGGTATCGATGCGGGTGATGCGCACCATCTTCACCTCCTTGCCGTCGGGCGTGGTATAGTAGCCCGCTATCCAGAGCTTGCCGCTGTTCTCTATGCCCGAGATGAAGTCGCGTATCTTCTCCTTTTCGGCAAGCTTGCGCTTCTTCTGTTCCTCCGTACTGGTGATGTGCTCCTCCTTGAAGATGCCGCGCCAGTAGTCGTTGTGTATCTCTACCAGGTAGGGGATGGTGGCGTGGTTCTTCAGCTTCGCCATCTTGCCGATGGCGATGAGACGGGAGATGTCATACCATTTGTCCCTGAAGATGGCGGAGTAGTAGGGCACGGGATAGTACTGGCAGCCCGGGGTAGGGAAGCGGGTAACGATGGCGAAGACCCTGTCCTTGCATCCCGGTTGCCCCGACTGTCTTGCCTTCACCTTGCCGTTCTGGCCGTCCAGCCCCATGCGCTTCTGCAGGTCGCCCAACGGATCCAGCTCGTCGAGCAGCGGCAGCACCTCTATGTTGGCTGGCACAGTGGCATTTCTCCAGTTGGCATAGAGCACATATTCCGAGCGTCCGTTCACGCTCTTGGTAAACCGGCAGTAGCACGCCTCCTTGTGTCTTACCGCCACAATCTTGTCGCCCTTCTTGTTGAGCACGATGGCAGATACGCAGAAGAAGAAATACTTCATGTCGGTAATCTGTTCCAGGAAGAAGCGGCTCATCGAGTTGTGCATCCTGAAGAGGTTCACCTCCCTGTCCTTCGTAGGCAGCTTGGTCTCGATGTCGTTGTACTGGAAGCCCATTCCATAGCAGGTGAGCACGTTGAAGAGTTTGTTCTGAGCCATCACGCTGCTCCTGCCTATGTTGCTGATCAGCTCGTAGGGCAGCTGGTTCTCGTAGCCGAAGGGTACATAGGTATATTCCTTTCCCCCGACTTCCACGCTGACGAGAGGCGTGGTACCATCATCATCGAAGACGGTGGACGACTCCGTGAAACCGCTCGTGGGCGATGATGTCTGATAATCCATCACCTCGCCCATGGTGGCATAGGTGATGTCTATGTTGTTGCTGTTGTTGTTGCTTGCCATAATTATTATAAGTATATTGGATGGTCATTGTATCTGAAGATGAAGATATCCCTCACCTTGCGTATCTGGTGATTCACCGGATTGTAGAGGTTGTGGGTTCCCTGCTGCCAGGAACTGCTCTTCACCAGCCAGCCCCGGTACTGGATGATGGAGCCGTCGGCTGCCTTCCAGCAGTCCAGGTCCACGGGCGTGCGGTCGATGCGGGAAATATCCAGCGCACGCCTCAGTTCATTGATGTGAATGGCTTTGGGTGTCTTTTCTTTCATATCTGCGACAAAATTATAAGTGTGAAACTTCTAGTTGAACGTTTCATCGAAAGAGTCATCAAAGATTCTGCCTCCCGTGTTCTCTACATCCCTGAAGATTACGTTCTGCACTCTCTGGGCATACTGATACGTAAAGGTGAACTCTGCCATGTCGTCTTCCTCGTTGGTCCGTTCGCTCTTCGAGTCGGTGAAGGTGATTTCCTTGTCCTTGGTATAATCCCTGAAAAGATAGATCTCATCGCTTCTGAGCAGGTCTTCGGCAAAGTGTGCCATGGATGGCGGAATGATACCGGTGTCGCCCTCGAAGGAGCGGGTCTCCTTCACGGCATAGTTGATTTTCCTGCCCGAGATTACCGCCTGCTTGCGCTCGAAGGTAGGGGCTATCTTCTTTCTGCCCAGACAGTAGAAAATCTCCTGGCATCCGAACGAGTTGGTAAAGAGCAGCACCGGGTCGGCCACTGCCCGGGTATGGTCTATCTGGTACTCCTGCACTCGCCTGCCCACGGTCACGGTATAGGCGAAGAGGCTGCCCTTGGCTTCATCGTAGTATCTGTCGGGCGAAACATCAAAGGTGGTGATGCCGTTCACGGTATGGGTAGGGGTGGCTGATGCATCGATGGTTGCGGTGCTTATGCTGCCCGACTCCCTGTTGTAGTAGCTGGCAACCACCTCCGGCGTGGTACTCTCTTCGCCGGCTGCATGCAGGTATTCCCGATGGCCCAGCTGTGTAAGCTTGGTGCCGTCGAGCAGGGTGAGGAAGAATGTATCCAGGAATGCCTGGCAGCTCATGTTCACGTCAACGGTGGCATAATATACGCTGAACTCCTTGCTCCAGGTATCTACATTCTTGTCTCCTGTATGTTCCGTGATGCTGATCTTGCAGGTGGCAGCCACGGTTCTTCTGGCTGCATCGGCTATGAGGGTACCGAGGTCGTAGATGGTGATGTTGCCCGATACAGGGTAGTAGGTCTCGCTGAGCAGTTCTTCACCGTCGCACGAGATGGCGACGGTGGCATTCTCGCCGCCTATCTTGAACGAGAAGGTGTCGAGGGCGCTGGTAAATACCGGCGAGCTGGGTTGATGGATAACTGTAATCATATCTTTGTTTCATTAAACTTGTGCAAAGATAGGATAGGGAGGGTGAATATAAAAATACCCAGCCACCTCACGGTGACCGGGTACTGCTTATCTAATGAAGCATAGGCTACGCTTAGCCTACCAGTGTTTATTTAAAATGAAAAGCAAAAGCTTGATTTCTTCTAGAAGGGATGGTCGTACTGCAGATGCCAGGCGAGCGTTCCGCCTTCTATCTTAACCATCTTGTAACCTCGCTCCACCATATATTCGGTGATGGTGGAGACGGGAGCGATAACCATATCCCTGAGGTCGTTCTGTATCTCCTTCGAGGTTTTGTAGTCACAATGTACATCATCTTCTTCCGGATTGTACGGCTTGTAGTCTGCCAGATACTGGTCCAGAGCCATGCGGGTATAGTCCGGCTTGGTCTCCTTCTCCTCTACGGATGGCTCCGGGGAATTGCCATTAGGCGAGAATCCCACGATATGTTTGCGTTCTCCCATTATGCCACACCTCCTTTCGCCTTCAGAGCCTGGTTGATGGTCTTGAAGAGGTTCTCCATGCGCTTGAATGCATTGAGCATCAGGAGAACCTGTCCGGCACCGCCGAAATCATCCACGGCATTGGTTATTACCTCGTTTGAGATAAACTTGTCTTGAGCAAACTCAAGAGTCTCGATGAAGTTGTCCAGCTGGCCAACGTTCATCATATCTACTAGCGCATTCCAGACGTCTGCTGTCATGTGCAGGTTAGTTGAATTATTTTCGTTCATGCCTAATCGTTGTTTATGGTTTTCCACTTGGCTAGAGTCATCTTGTATGGCTCAACCTCTTTATCTCCATACCTAAGAGCATAATAGCGATGATCATACCATCGGATAATAGTCTGCTTGTTTGGAGCATCATCGATGAAAATAACTGATGCGACAACGTTGTTGTCTCTCCAAAATTTGATTTCTACCTTATAGGCGTTCATCTGCCTGCCTTTAATAGCGAAGAACTTGCACCTGCTGATGTCCTTTCTTGTCAGCTTTGCTGTGCGTCTTCTGCGGTTTCTACTTTTCTTCATCGCTCATTCCTCCTTTCTTGTCTCTTGTCCAACCTGCGTGCCGACGCCCTCATTTTTATCCGGTGATGGCACTTTATTGCCCTCAACCTGGGCAATATCTTGCCATGGTGATGCACTAACCGCTACGTCCTGAGTCTTTTTATTCATCTCTTCCATAACTACATCACCTCCCCTCCGAAAAGATAACCACCTACAATCATCACGCACACGAAGCTGACTATGCCAACGATGGTCATTGCCACATCGCCATAGCTCACGCTTTCCTCGCAGAGGTAGCTGAAGGCCTCGCTCTTGGTAGCCCAGAGGCGCTTAGCCTCACGCTTGATTGCACACTTGAGGGTATGGATGCCCTCGTTCACGCTGATGCCTGCAGGTCTCACCTGCGCATCACTAATTAAAATAGAATTCTGCATAATTGCCATCTTATAACCATTTATAGACCGACCTTGATGTATAAATACAATGGTGGCGGTCACATTCACCGTTGGTTATAAGATGGTAGCTTTCCCAGCGAAGGGCAAGTATCTTACGGATCATGCAACCGCCATATTGAAAAGACCTTTTTCCCGCTGCCGGGAAAATGATACTTTATAGGCATAAAAAAAGCCCACGGCGTGAAGCCTAGGCGAAACAGTCGCCATCGCTGAGTAGATTACTACTATCTTATAACCGATGGCAAAAGTACGAAGAATAATTGGAACCGCCAAAAAAAAAGCGAGAAATTTTGAAATAAATGACTTTTTTATGTTTTAGAGCATAAAACAAGGGGTTGATGAACGAAAAAGGAATGAAAAGGAATGAAAAAGCCCCGGATGCTCACGCACCCGAGGCTGACAGTTATTTTTGAAAATAAACTTTTAAAGGGATTGAATTCTCCACATTGCCAATTTTGAAAGAGAACTGATAGTTGCCCTCTGCAGGGAACTGGAGGTCGGAGAACTCAAAGATGAAGTTGCTGAAGAGAAACTCATCTGAAGGGTGTGGCTCAATCTTGGAATTGATGGGCTGGCCAAGAATCATCTTGCCAGTGCTCATCTCTGTAACCTCTGCCGAGAACTCTTGCTGAAGTTTGCTTTCCTCGCTGTTCATCTTAACTCTCGCTACCATGAAGAGGTTGTTCTTAGGCAGCGGTGCTTTTCTTACCACATAGTGGTCAAAAGTGCCCACGATGGTAAGTTTGCCGTCATTATCTTGTGCAAAGTCACACAATGCAAGAATATCTATGTTCATTTTATATGTCCTTTAATGTTAGACTCGATAGTCGAGTGTTTGAAAAGTTTTTTATAATTGTCGAATGAATATTTGAGTTTGCTCACCGTGCGCTTGTTTGTGCTCACTAGGTTGGCTCCATGTCTGCCAGAGATGCCTTCCTTGGTATTGAACTTCAGAGAATTTCTTTTGGAGTCAACCCAAAGCCTGATGGCATCGCCTTGTATCTTGTCACCCACATTGCCATGGACGTTGAGATCTTCTCGTATTTTCTTGTCCTCTTCGTTGAGCTCAAGAGCTTCGGTGATTTCTACGGAACTATTTCGGTCTAGTTCGTATAATGTCATCTTTTTGCCCGTGATAGGTTCCTCTTTGAGTCCCTTCCACTCAGCCCTTCTGGCAATGACATCAGCTTTTTTGCCCTCTATGATTTCACCTTCTTTGATATATATAGCCATTATTGGATACTTTTTTGCATTGATTTTTCACTGAAAGAGAATACCTCAGCCATATCATCAGGCGAGGTGATGCTCATGAGCGATGGGCTGACCTCAAGAGCCACCTCAATGTCTTCAATGGAAGCATCTTTATCTTGTTTGATGATGTACTTATCCTCATGCTCTTCAATCTCTTTATCAAACTCTTCTTCGGTAATATTGCCGTCAAGCATTTCGCAATATAGTTTGAAGTAGTTGCGCTCACGTGTGCGGTTGTTAACGGCACGAGTCATCAACTCCTTGAGTCTGTCGGCAGTACTAATGTTGAAAAAGTTAGCCTTATTGGTAACACCAGCGAATGCAACCTTGCCAGTACCTTTGTCTTGTATAGCCACAACAGGGCTGCCATCAGTTTGGTATGTTGTATATATAGTCGTTGTATTGCTCATAATTGTATTGCTTTATTTTTTCGTCATGTTAATGATTAACACGTTGCAAAAGTACATCTTTTTTCTGAGATTTGCAAGTTTTATCGCAATTTTAACTATAAACTTTGCTATAAAGTTTGTTATAAAGATTAGACCACGCTAATTTCTGATAACTGCAAATGCGCAAATTTTAACTAAAATATGCAATACAGTGAGATGAGGAATTTGCGCTATGAAAAAACGATGTTTTGCGGTCTTTGGAGCGGAAAACATACCTTAGACCGATGAAATCGCAGCATTTGGCAGGCTTCGACCTCGAAGTTGAAGATGCCGAATGTGTCGTTTTACGACAGGTTTTCCACACCCAAAGGTTGGAAAACCTCGATTTTATCGGGGTTTTAGGGATTCAAAGGGAAAATAATTCCCCTTTGTCGCCGAAAGGACCCCCCACTGCCCTACGCCCGAGGGCGCTTCCTGCCTCCTTGAGACGGGCGGAATATGTAAACGACCGTTAAAGAATTTGTAAGAAGGTAAAAGGAAAAGAAAAGGGAGCACGCTTCGCAGCGCACTCCCCTCAACGGCGGTCGGGCAAGAATGCCACCACCAGATTTACATTAGAACAATTTTTATGAAGCTTATTTGTTACAGCATAGAACCAGTAGCGATGTACCCATCAGACTGCGGGAACTTCTCTATACCAATCATCAGCGTATCGAAGGCATCAGAACCATCGGTGCGGGCCTCCAGCTTATCCTCTTCGGTCTCAGCCAGCTTCTCTCCACGCTTATCCTTCTTGCCGTTATACACTCCTGCCAGACGGATGGAGATGAGCAGGTCTTCATTGTTCTCGCTATTGATCATTATCCTGTGCTCAGCTCTTCCCACAAACATACGGTTGAGGAGCAGCATCTTTTCGAGATGTCCCATCGGGTTGCCCAGATACACATCGTTCACATACCAGCCATGGTCTGTGAGGTAGTTGGTGATGAAGGTATGGAAGTCATCATTCATCAGGGCGTAGTTGTTGCCCACGAAGGTGGAGTCGTAGTAGAAGTTCACCTCCTTGCAGCGGTGATACTCGTAATACTGCATGAACTTATCGAGCAGGGCAGGCAGCTTCTCCTCATACTTCACGAAGATACTCTTCAGGCAGCGGGCTTCACCCCGCAGGTTGTCCTGTCCTACGGCTATCCAGTTGATCAGGGCGTTGGCATCGAAGGCGATGCACAGCGGGCGGTCGGGATCCACGTCATCATCCATGCGTGAATCCACATGCTGAAGCTTGTCGATATCATACTCCAGCCCGTCCAGATAGGCGAGGTTAGGCGCCGTATATAGGTTCACATCCCGTAGGTTGGAGTAGAAACCGTCGAGCGAGATGGAAGGGCGCTTACACATGATGGAGGTCTGGAAGGTGAGGGCAGGCAGATCTCGCTTCATCTGTTTGATGAAATCCATACCCAGCACCTCGATGTTATATACTGAAGAGTACTCTTTATAGAAGAGAGCCTTGGAGCGCAGCTGTGCCAGGTGCAGCCCTATCTCCTTGAGTCTGCGCTTGGCATAGAGGCTGATGTGCCCTGAGGTCTTGATGCGGTTGCGGATATCATATTCCTCCACCACGAGCGATGAGATGGCATCGATGAGCTGCTGGTCGCAGTCCTTCTTGTAGTTGAGGAACCAGGAACCCTTCTTGGTTACGGGCATATCCGAGGTGATGAGCATGCCGTGATGGTAGTAGTGGCGCCCGAAAAGATTCACGTTACCACGGTTGGCAGGGAAGGTTTCATCCTTCAGCTGCTCGAAGTTGATGAACTTTGCCTCGTCGATATCCAGGTAATCGAGCGAGAGGGAGTTGGAGGTTCCCTTTCGGTCCTGCGAGATGATGGTACCGATAGACCCGTTATAGAAAGAGATGGTGTTTTCCCAGTTGGAAGGTGGGATTACCGGCTCCGGCCATCCCAGCTTCTTGGGTGGCTTGATGCCGATGAGATAATGCTTGCCCCGGTGGAATCCCCATCGCTCCCAGTGCTGGAGCATGGAAGGAAGCGTATTGGTGAGGCATCGCTTGGTGTTGGCAGAGACGAAGCCGCCGTCGCTTCCGGGCATACGCTGCATGTTGCGCAGGTTGAAGGTGGCATGCAGGATACTCTTTCCGATACCACGACCGCCCACGACCACAGAGTCGCGGGCATTGATGAGGTTTACTTCCTGCTGTGCCGGATTGAAATATTGCTCTATCATAATGAATTCTCCTCTTCCTTGACTTCTTCTGTTGGTGTATATTCCAGGAGCTGCTCATCGTAGTCCTCGCTCTCTATCCTGATGAGATCCATGGAGTTGTCGGTGTATTTCCTGATGAGCTTCTTGATGGTACCCATCACGTTCGGTATGCGCTTCAGTCCGAGATGGCGAGGGTCGGTAGTAGGTATGAATACCTGAGGCTGGATCATGTCGTAGCCGTTATCCACAGGGTCTTCCTTGTCGAGCAGGTGGTATTTGCCGTATGCGGCAGCTGCTGCAGCCATGGCTCTGGCATCGCCCATATTGTCTGCCTTCTCGTAGGTGCGCTGAATCATCTGGTCGAAGCGGTACCGGGCAAAGTCCTTGGAAACCTTCTGCAGGTTGCCCAGTATGAGCTTGATGAGGTGCAGGTCATTATAAGCCGTCATGCGCTGCACCTTGTAGTCCTGCATATCCTTGAAGACCAGTTCCTGGTCTGTCTTGCGTGGATTGATGAGCCACCAGGCATAAAGAGCCCGGATGCGCAGAATGCGGTCACGCACGGGTGCGGGAACATTCTGTGCATCCATCTCTTCGGGTGTGCGGTCCATCAGGTCGATGAAGGCATCGATGTTGGCTGGTTCTCTCATATCTTGATCTCCTCTATCATTTTATTCAGATATTCATGTGTGCGCTGTACGGCTTGAGGTGAGCCGGCTGCAGCCAGCTCCAGCTCATTCCTGCGAATCTGCTGCCTGACTTTTGCCATGCCCAGATAATAGACGCGCCGGAGCTCTGATGCAGGGTCGAGAATCTCTTCACGCAGAACATCCTCCTTAATATCCAAAAGGACGGACATCTCCGAGATCGGAGTCAGGTTCTCTGCCAGCTCTTGCACTTTGTTGAGTAACTCCTGAGTAATTTCCATTGATTCTTAAGCTTTGATTGTCACAATGACTGGTATATCCATTGAACAGGTCGGCAAAGACCTGTGGTTCCGTGGTGATGATGGTACTCTCGTCACGGCTGCCGTATGTCTGGTTTTGGGACGTGACGACCGAAACAACATGCTGATCATTCCGGAAAAGCGTCACCTTGGAATGGTTCTCGCCCAGATAGACATCATCGAAGCATGCCGACATAAGCCGCCACAGGTGTACGGTCTTCTTGCTCGCCTTCACATCCAGCAGCATCTTTGCCGACGAGATGCTGCCCGAATCCCGCATCAGGCGGAAACCTCTGAGGAACTCCTCGGAGGTAGAGTAGGAAGACACCCACACATCAGCAGGACCAATCTGTGAAAGGATCCACTTGATGAGTCCGAGTGTGTGCAGGTGCCGTCCGAAGTATGCCTGTGTCTTCACCTCATCGATGGGCTTGAGTATATCGGCAACTTTAACCCTGGCTGGCATTTTCGGCGAGTCTGGCTTTAGCTATCCGGTCACGGTCGGCACGTGTCACCTGGTATGAGTCGTAGGTGAGCATATCGGCACGATACTTCTTGTCGAGGTCCGAAAGAATCTTCAGATGCTCGTATCGGTCGCACGGTTCCTTGTCTTCCATCGCCTTGAGCGTCTCGAAGGTAGATTTGATTTCCTTGTATCGCTTGGCATTGATATCCCAGAGGTCGGCTACTTCCTTGGGCAGGAAATCGTGATCCTTGCGCTTGCCCTTACGGACAACAGCCACTCCATCGCTATCCGAGGACGGGAGTTCTGTATCATCGGTAGAGGCATTTTCCTCGATGGAATCGCCGTTTTTCTCCGATTTTCCCTGATTTTCTCCGTTATTCTCTGATATTCTCTCATTTTCTCCGATTTTCTCCGCTTCTCCTTCGGCAATGATAGCCTGGGCTTCAGGAATCACGATATCGTTCATCTTCCTGACCTCCTCGATGGTCATGTTGTCGAGACGGATCTTGAGGAACTTATTCAGTTCATACTCAATGTTGGTGCGGTATGCCTGGGGCTGTCGGGTTGCTCGGACATGATAGAACCGGTTTCGGTTGAGACGGAAGAGCATATCTGCTCCCTTGATGATTTCAGCATCCGATTCGTGCTTGGAGTTGAGCCACTCCTGCATCTGTCTTGTAAATTGATGATCCATATTCAATTATATAATAAGGTGAAAACAAACAAAGGCGGCTCAGGCACGAAGCGAGAGCCACCTAAGCAAATCAGTATGTGTAGTTATGTAAATTTGGGCAAATCTTACGCGTGACTGGTTGCTTCCCAAGCAGAGCCATCGCTGCCCTTGATATCACCTTCATCTGTCTCAAGCTTGCCATCATAGTATGGAGCAGGGCAGAAATCGGTGGCCTCTACGCCGAGAGTTGAGGTTTTTGAGTCGGTAGCTCCGGCGCCGCTGTTCTGGGCAAATGTGGTCTTCACCGGGAACATCTCGTTACCGAGAATGCGGAAGCGGCCATTAGGATCCTGCTGGGCATAGACCAGTTCGTCATTGATCGCCATACGGCCGAAACCGGTAATATCGGCATCAGTGCCGCCGATGATATACTCTGCCTTGTTGAGGAAGGTAGCTGATGGAGCTTCGCCCTGAGTCTCCGTGGTGATGGAAGACTTGAGTGCTACGAGGTCAACTGCGTGCCACTTGGCATCAGCGGCAAGAGTGAAGTCACCCTTATAGGTGGCGAGTTCCTCCAGTCCCTTGGTGGTATCGCCAGGATCTGGAAGCTTTGGCCATGCAAGAATCTGCGAAAGCGGGATGGCCAGGAACTTCGGCTTAATGCCGGGACGAATAATCGTACCCGGACATTTGCGCACTGATTTATATAAATCTTTGTTAGTACATGCCATTTTTTAATCTCCTATATTATATAAGGTGAAACATTAGACGTTTCCGTCAGCGGTAGCGTCCTTGCCACTCTGTTTGCCGCCAGTCTGGCTGGCAGATGATGTGGCTGCCTTCTGGATGAGTGGCTTGGTACCATCATCGGTGATGAACAGGGCTCGCTCCTTGTTAATGCTCTCAAACTGGGTTCCGAAGAACTTGGTAGCGATGAAGTCGAGTTTCCATGGGTGATACTTCTCGACCTTAATCTGCTCAGCATCGTTGTTGTTGATCTCGTTGACGCCCACCAGCATATTGCTCTTGGTAGTAAGCTCAAAGAAAGGAGCATCCTTCTTGTTGGAAAGGACAGCGAACTCTACGTTGCCGAAGCCTTCTACGGTGAGGTGGTTGTAATCCTTGTTGTAAGGAGCAGCACCAAACTTCTTGAGGAAGGCACGGTTGTAGAGGTTGACGAATGACTGAGGAACGTAAAGGTAAACCTTATCCTCTGCCATCAGCTCTTCGTCGGCAAACTCACAGATGCCCTGTGCGAAATCTACGGCGTTGTCATCGTTGATGGTCTTGTTGTCGCCCAGGATATCTGCAACCTTGATGAGGTTTCCGAGGTCGTGAGAAAGCTTACCGGCTGCGAGTTCGGTCTTGGCAATGGTATCAAAACCATTGAAGAGGTCAACCGAACCTGTTCCTGTAGGGTTGCGTACTGCCTTGAACAGAACCTTGTCGAGGTTCTTGCCGAGCTTCAGGGCGAGGAGCTGAAGAACCTGCAGCGTGATAGGCACATTCTTCAGGGCATCGCCATTAGTGACGTTGGCGCCCCAGATGGTGGAATAAACTGAGTTAGGTGAGAACTTGATATCGACATTGCCAAAGAACACCTCCAGGGTACGAGGTGCAATCTTGACGTTGCCGTCAGCTACGCGGTTCTCATCGTATGGACCGAACTCAGCACCGCCTGTAAGTTCGCCTACGGTCTCTGATACACGGATGCCTGGGCGAAGAGTCATGTAGCTGAGTGACTTCTTCAGACCTCTGGTAGGCATGGTGATTAACTTATTACGGTAGATCTTTGCCGTCTTTTGCAGCTGTTCCTTTACGTCAACAGGTGCAACAAATTTATCATTCTCTGCCATATTATGCAAAATCAATTAAAACGTCCGATACTTGATCTGAGCAGAAGTCCTGAGCCTTGTTGTCATCTACGGCAGTGTGGGTTTCGCCACCCGGTTCTTTCTCCAGATCCTTTACTTTCTCTTCAAGGTCTTTCTTATCCTTCTCCAGGTTCTTGACCTTATCCTCCAGTTCCTTCTTCTCGTTCTTGACCTTATCGAGTTCCTCGTTCTTGGTCTTGATCGAGCTGGAGTCGGCAGCAATCTTATCCTCCAGTTTCTGCATCTGCTCCTGGGAGATGGTGCAGTCCTTGGCTGATTCCTCTGCCTCAATGCCCTCTACGTTGAGAACATTGTTGATGTGAGTCCATTTCTTAATCATATCTAAAACATTTTTGTGTGAGTTTTCCTTTCCGAAGATTCGTCCCAGGAAGCCCGGCTTCTTCTCATACCAGGAATTGACGACCTCCGGCAGTGCTGGAAGATCGTTGTACTTGATGAAGTTCTGTGTTGACTCTGTGATTTCAACTGGCTTGCCATCCATCGACTCATCGACTAAACCGAGATCGATGCACTCATCCACGGTATGCCATTTGGCTTCAGACATCACCTTGATGATATCCTCGTGCTTCTTTCCCGAGCGATCGCAGTAAACATTGGCAATGATATTGTCTATCTTCTGCTGGTCTTCCTGCTGCTTCTGCAGCTGCTCGATGAGGGAACCGATTTCTTCCTCATTGAGGGCGCTCCATACAAACTGCTCCGTGGAACACTTATGAACCAGGAGCAAACTGTACTTGTTCATTCGGATCTTCTTGGCGCCCATCGCACAGATGGTGGCGGCAGATGCAGAGAAGCCCGCCTGAAAGTCAACCGTCACATCGCCATGGTCCTTGAACATCTGACAGATGGCGAGACCTGCGGAAACCGCGCCGCCCGGCGAATCGATGGCTACATCGACGTGCTTGCCTTTGTTGTTATTAAGGATATCGCGGACCATAAACTTGGTCCACGACCCTATATAACCGGTGATAGATATTTGATATTTCATACAACTTAGCGAATTTGATTGCCGCAAAGTTATATAATAAGGAGAAGAAATAAAAAAACTTATTCTATGATTTGGAGCGGTCTGATGACGTCTGTCCAAGTCGCTGTATAGGTAATCAGGGATGATTCCGTATGTGAACTTGGCAGGTTTTCGGTACGGGTGAGTACCGGATATGGTCGGCGGTCGCAGCCCATAAGGTAGCGGATGCCATCTGCCGTGGTGATTCTGAAGGCTAGAGGTCGGTAGTTCGGATCTATCTGCTCGCACGACTTGAAGGTGAGCTTGGAGGTGAAAATGCGGACTTTTGACTCTACTTTGTCGGAAATCTCACAACTTGACGGAACTTTGCATTGAATTGACCGGAAGTTGGCAGCCGACGGTACAATGCATCTCTGATCCACAGGGAAGACGACACTTTTGAGGTTTTCTGCCTCTGTCATCTCAATCTTGATGATGTTTTTGATGTATGCCATATTTCTAAGTTGTTTGGTTATTTCGAATATTTCTATTCTGTTCGGAGTTGTTCGCCGAAACGGAAAAAATTGTATTAATCTTTATTAAATCTTGTTGTAGAGTTTAAATTTACGCCCTTTTTTGCGTGCTGATCGCGCATTCTGTAGAAGCATTGGCGCACGGTATCCTCATAATCAATGCCAATGCCATGTTGCTCGCACCAGGCTGAAATGAGTGATGAAAGCTTGCATGAGCGGTCAGCGATGTCCTTCAGGGATGCCCAGAGGTCTATCTTGAAAAGGTCGGTGATCATCTCCTTCACGGCTCTTCTGGCACGTGGGCCCAGGTAGTTGTACTCACGTATTGGCTTTGCCTTGGATTCCGGAAGCGAGATGGCGATATACTCATTAGGGTGAATGAGCCATCGGCTCTGTTCGTACTCCTCATCTTTGAAGGTATTCGTCACGCTCTGGTGCAGTGAGGCGGCATCCGCCTTCTCCATCTCTTCCTGGTTCTCCTGTTCTACAGGCGACAGTTTAGCCTGAGGCGGTTTACTTGTGAACCGACGTATGACGGCAACCTCGTTGCCGATGATAGGGAAAATAATTGGATTTCCATAACTATGGTATGCCCATTGCCTGATATGAGCAGGCACCTTGATGTAAACTACTCTATTCATATGCCATTTTTCGGCAAAGATACAAATAAAAATTGAGATAACTAATAATTATTGGTAAAAAGCTAATATTTCTTAGTAAATTTGATGTGATGTAATTTCGTCCGAAAAGTTTGTATTTTTGTATCGTGTAACTACGGCTTTGTAACTTACTGATAATCAGTGCTATTCTTTTGATACATTTTTTCGATACAAAAAAGTGAGCCAAAACAAAGTTGTAACATAACCTATATGAGAAGGTGGGGCGCTGTTACAAAAACAGTTCGTTACAAACTTCAAAAACTTTGTAACTGAGATGTAACGCAACTTTGTAACGGCTCGGGTTTTGGTTAACTCGCTCTTTTTTAGTTATTTATATTCTTTCACCAACATTCTGTTACAGAGTTACAAAAGATTTGTATAATAAATAAGAAAGGGGAGTGGGGAAAACAGCGGTAGGCGGGGGAAAGGGGCTAAAATGAGCCTGTCGGGCAGAGCTGGCCATACCTGGTGAAGACGAAAAAGGGAGCGATGAACAGATGCTCATCACTCCCTCGTAACATGAGAAAAGAAATATAAAAATCAGCGAATTTCGCTTGAAAATTTTGCCGAAAATATTTGCATAATTCAGATATTTTTTGTACCTTTGCACTATAACTTGGGGCTATATACCCTATTATATATGTAGGGGTTAGAAAGCTTCGTTACTATTAGTATCTATCTTACTCCAGTCGATTGTCGATTGATAATCACCCTTTTTTGCTTGAGTTTCTTCTTTTGGAGAATCACTCTTCTTGCTTCTGAGATAAATCATCTCAACCGGGCTTCCATCAGGATGCGCTGGATCTCTTCTGATAATGCGATGCTGGCTGTTACAGAGGTCATCCGGGTTCAGGGCTTCAATGTATGGGCATAGCTCCACAAATGCCTTCAGTTTCTTGGTAAAGCTCTGTGTCGTTGCTTTGTTAAGGCCAGAGAACTGTTTGAAGTCTGTAAATGCCTTTTCTCTTACGACAAACTCGTCGAGTCTTCCACTCTCCTCAGAGAAATAAGAACTGGCCCAATCCTCGAAGTTTACACCCATATCAGCTTTAAACTTGCGCTTAACGATATTCTCCATAGGTGGCAGTATCTTTACGGGTTCTCCCACGAGAGATATGTAGAAGCGGCAGCATTGCAGGAAGAAGTTGATATCTGCGTTCCATTCGGCCTCAGAATAGGTCTTGGAAAACAGATCCTTGTCGAAGTCATCTCTGATGCTTCTGGTCTCCTGGTAGTCATTATCCTCCGTGCGCTGATGATAATAGTCTGAGAACACCATGTACAGCAATCTCGCCTCTGAAGACGGATCGAAATCTGCCGGCACATAATTAGTAGTGAAGGCAATTTTCGGGCTATCCTCGAAAGGTATAGTGAAGCTCTGGTTGTTCTTTGGGTTTACAGTCATATCTGAAGTAATATTATCATAGAAGAGTCCTGTGTTGAGATACCGGTCACAGTCATCGAGCAGCAGCATCTGGGTGTGCTGGGTTACCTGGTCGAAGACATGAGGGTTGTCCATCAGCTTCGGGTTTCTACCGGACAGCTTAACGGTCTTCATCAGCAAAGAGAGTGTCTTGAAGAAGAAACTCTTACCCGAACGGCCGTTGCATTCGTTGTCTTCACCGATTTTGTTGTCCATGGCCATAGGCGCCCATGCTCGTGAAGGAGACTTGTAATGATGAAGCATATACCCGAATGTGAATATCTTGTTGATGAGGTTCTGTTTCTGTTCGGCAATCTCGACATCGGTCAGGCCTTCACCTGCGATATCGAATAGGTGAGCCTTATGATATGCTTCTTTCTCATCAACGCTTCTCTCCTCGAAGTTGTATTCCAGTTCCTTGCGCCAGTAGGTGCGTGAGGCGTTGATCAGATAGCCAAAGAAGTGAGAACTCACGTTCTTGACCTCGATATCAAACTTCGGTCTGCCATCCTCATCGATGGTGCGCGTGATGGTGAACATATCATCGAGCTTCTTGAAGTTATGATCGATGACGTTCTCCTGCCATACGTAGTTCTTGAGCGAGCTTCCTTCACGCTGATACTCAATCAGGCCATCCTTGGTTACCTCTATGCTGACACGAGGGAAGAAGAACAGCTGTGAATGATTGGTGTAGTTGGTGAAATCAAGCGTTATTTCCTGGAGTGAATCGAGCGCAGCGCTGGAGAGCTTCGGGGTATTCAATACCAGGTTGAGAATATCTCGCTTTTCTGCTCTGTCGATGACCCATTGTCGGCAGAACTCACGGATATCTCTTGTGGTGATGAGCTTCACGATGTTACCGGTGATTCTTACATACTTCGTGATGGTGGAGTTCTCGTCGTGGAGCGTGTAGAAACCGTTAAGGCGAAGGAAATTGTAGAGGCACGCTGTATCGATATAGTGGTCCCAGGTGTTGGACTTCTTGTTGAGCTTGCTCACCCAGAAACGGGCAGGCATGGCCAGCGTCATCAGATTGCGGAAGTCCTTGCGGGTATTGCGCAGCTCCATCCAGTCACGGAGATCCTTGCGGCCTTTTCCTCGGTTGTCGTGGTAGGTCCTGAGCCATTGTGGCAGCCAGATGGTATGTATGTCAATGTAGCGCAGGGCAAGTTCCGTTCCCTTGGAGATACCGGTCTCGTCGATGTCCGGTATATTATAGAGTACTTCCACATACTTCATGATTTCTCTGTATTCCTCCTCGCTGAGCTTGTAGGTCTCAGAGTTGAACCATAGAGGGTGGTAACCGAGAGACTTGCAGCAGAGGCTGTCTCGTTCTCCGCTGCAGATGAATGCTTCAGGAAGTTTCTGCTCTTTATAGACCTTCGATTCATCGACGTTGGTCTTGTTGAATTCAGCCATCTCCTTGGCGTTGAACTCATGGTATGCTTTCTTGAGCTCAGCCAGACCATTGATGTACTTCTTAGGCTTGACACCATCAGGAGTATATGAGAATCTCCACTGTTTGCTGAAGTTGAGCGGTTCGTATATCTTGTAGAATTTTACTTCCGGTTTCTCTCCTTCAGCTGGAGAAACCAGGCACTCACGCATGAAGATAGGGTAGTGCTCATTGCTGTATTTGATCTTGACCTTGCGGTCTTTGACATATCCAATCCATTTGGCTGAATGCCAGTTGAGGGCATCCACATGTTCCTGCTTCACGTTTGGACCAAGAACCTTCAGTTCATCTTCCGTGAATTTATCATTGAGTTCAAAGATGCGGGTACCATCTTTCTCATCAATGGTGGCATCACGTTCTGCAAAAGTAGGCTTGTTTACATCCTTCTTGAGTTCATCGGTAACGTTATACTCTGCTGCCAGGCGAAGGATGGCATCAGGGAAACGGTCGATATTCTTCTCCTTCATATAGAGATCGATAGGAGATTCAGCATTTCCTTCGCCTCCAAAGTCTGTTACTCTCCAGCATTCCTTGTACTTCTTCAGGGAACACGATGGGGTATTCTCCTTTCGGATGGCAAAGTGCTTCTTGGGCGTTCCTGTGCAGTATTTCTGCACGCATTCTTTGGCGTCCGGGTATAATGCGATGATTATGTCCAGTCCGTCATCGGTTGCCTGGTAAATCTGTTCTGCTTTGATCATATTTCTTTTCCTTTAAAAACTGCCTGCAAAGATAAATGTTTGCAGGCTCAAAACAAAATACTTGCTGCCGTTAGCCTTAATGCCTTAGGATATGTAGCTTTACGGCTTTGTTGACAGCATTTGGCTGAGATTGGTTGATTTCTGAGACAATGCGGCTTTCGAATTCCGCTTGTGTCTCGAATCTTTTACGTAGTGGGGGGGTAAGGAAATCTATGATAGCCTTATACCCTGATTCCAGTGTCATTATTGCTTTCATATTCGTTTATTTTTTCAGGTGTACATCCGAGTGGTTCAGAGCTATGCTCTATATATCTGCGAAATAGGGGGCAGTATCTTCCGTTGATACAGTTCACCCCTATTGGGCAGCTTAGACATTTACTTGGAGGCATCTACTTGTACGTTAAATCTATCGTCGTGGAGAAGTAGCTTGGTGTGGATGTATTCTGGTCGCTGCTCCTCTTCGTTCCATCTGATTTCCCGGAAGTCTCTACCGCCTACCTCACATTCGGAAGCATTCCCGGTTTTATCCCATTCGACAATATGATCTTTCCCATCTTTGGTGGGAACTACACCTAATATACATTTGCCAAAACGGTCGTTTCTAACTTCATATATAGTAGCATCAGGGAATTTTTCCTTGATGGCATTCTCTATAGACATAGTTTTAACCTTTCTTTTCATTGTTTCTCATTCTATATTTAACAATTCCTTCTACAATTCCGTCTTCAGCGTCATCGTAGAAAAGATTAACCTCAGATTTGCCTTTATGGAAAGGTCCGTACGACATATCGACCGGAACGCTAGCGTCCTCGAAGTCCTTCTGGATGTACTTCAGCTGTTCGCTGTTGCACTTGATAGTCATCTTTCCCATTTACTTCTCCCATTTACCCTCGTTGATAACCTCATCTACCATCTCACGCTGGTATGGCAACCAGTTGTTCTTCTTGATCTTGTCGTAGATGCCTGATGCCGACATGCCGAATTTCAGCTGCAGAGCCAAAATGAACTTGTTGCGCTTGTTACGAGGAATCTCGTTGTACCAGTCGCGCAATGAATTTTTTTCTTCACTTTTTTGCATATTTTCTTTCATATTTCAAATATTATTATTAACTTTGTTGCAAAGTTACGAATAAAAATTAGAAAATACTAATATCTTTTAGTAAAAATACT